AACCCTGAGCGGTCGTTCTTCCGCGACCTGTACCACGCCCGCAAGCAGGGCGACCGGGACGCCTACGAGCGGCTGACCCGCCACCAGGCACAGGTCACCGAGAAGCGCGCCCTGTCGACGACAGCCGGCGCCGGTGGGGAGTTCGCGCCGCCGCTGTGGCTCATCGACGAGTACGTGAAGTTCGCCCGTGCGGGGCGGAAGTTCGCGGACTCGCTCGACCCGATGCCGCTGCCGTCGGGTGTGTCTTCGGTGAACATTCCGAAGGTGACCGGCGGCACGTCGACCGCGGTGCAGGCCAGCCAGAACACGTCCGTGTCGGACACCGACCTGACCACTGGCTCCGTGTCCTCGGGGATCACGACTGTCGCCGGTAAGCAGGTCGTGGACCTGCAGCTGATCGAGCAGTCGGGCATCCCGTTCGACCAGGTCGTTGCCGGTGACCTGGCGGCGGACCACGCCCGTAGCGTCGACACTCAGGCGCTGCTCGGTTCCGGTTCGTCCGGTCAGCTCGAAGGCGTGTACACGTACTTCGCGGCGTCAGGCACGGTCAACGTCACCTACACGCAGGCGACGCCGGCGGTGGGCGGGGCTGGTGGCTTCTACGCGAAGCTGTTCGCTGCCGCGTCCGCGATCGAGGGTGCGCGTTTCCTCCCGCCGGACACGGTGTGGATGCACCCGCGCCGCTGGAACTGGATCCTGTCCTCGTCGGACAGTCAGAACCGGCCGTTGGTCACCCCGAACGGCACTCCGGTCAACGTTGTCGGTGAGAAGACCGGCAACGGCGCGGAGGGTGTGGTCGGGCAGATCGGCGGACTGCAGGTCATCACCGACGCGAACATGAAGACCAACACGGGTGCCGGCACGAACCAGGACCCGGTGATGGTCGGCGTGAAGTCCGACCTGAAGTTCTGGGAGTCGGCGATTCACGCTGACACGTTCGACGCCCCGTATGCGGACAGCATGGGCATCCTGTTCCGGATCTACTCCTACACGGCGTTGATCCCGAGCCGGTACACCACGTCCGTGTCCGTCATCGACGGTACGGGTCTGATCGCGCCGACCTTCTGAGCCGGCTGGTGGGAGGGGCGTTATGCCCCTCCCACCTCGATCTACCAACCTCAGTGAAGGGGAGAACCATGGCGATGGCCGACGCGTTGCGCGCTGAGATGCGGCGACACGAACTGCAGGGACGCCCCGACGAGGTGGAGCGGTGCAAACAGCAGCTGGCTGCGCTCGCCGACGTCCCGCAGACGGCGGACGACGCGACGCCACGTGAGCAGGCGGCTAAGCCGCGCGTCAAGCGGAAGTAGCCGTGTCGAGCGTCACGCTGGCCGACGTCCACGACCAGTTGAACATTCCGGCCGCGGACACGACCCATGACGCGGAGCTTCAGCGGTACCTCGACGCTGCGGACGGCTACATTGCGTACCGGATCGGCCCGCTCACCCCGACCCAGTTCACGGGTGAGGTGCACGACGGCGGCTGGCCGACGATCGCCCTGTTCAACGTGCCGGTGATCTCGATCCAGTCGGTCACCGAATACTTGGGTGAGACGGCGTACCCGCTGACGAGTCAGCCCCCCGGGTCGACGGTCGACAACTACGGCTATTCGCTCGACGACCCGGCGTCGGGGATCCTCGTCCGCCGTTCCGGGGCGGGTACGGCGATCCGGTTCCTCGCCGGCCCGCGAAGTGTGGTCGTGGACTACACGGCCGGCTGGCAGGCCGTGCCCCCCGAAGTGCAGTTGGCGGTGCTGCTCGACATTCAGGGGCTGTACCAGTTGACGCAGCAGGGCGGCCGCCCGCAGTTCTCCGGGGACGGCGCCGAGTATGAGCAGTGGGCGGGGTCACCGATGCACCCGTTTCCCCGGCTCGGTGCGCTGCTCGACGGCCCGTCCCGCACGCCGAGCATCGCGTGAGCAGCCCCGCGTCCACCGTTCCGGCGGTGGTGGATTGGCTGGTCACGAACATCGCCGCGCATCCGACTGTCGCCGCAGCGCCGACGGACGGTTCGCAGCCGGTCCTGGTCGTGTACGGGCCGCCGGGCACGTACCAGCCGGACGACATCATCGCGGTCGCTTTCCCCGTGCAGGGCACGTTCACCGCGTTGGCGATGGTCGGCTCCGGCGGTGCGGGCTGGCTGCGGGAGGACTACGACGTGGCCGTGGAGATCTCCTGTTTCCGGGGTGGTGACGACGCCAAGTCGGTGTTCGCCCGCGCCGGGCAGCTCGCCTACGCGGTGGCGGACACGGTCCGTTCCGACCCGTCGATCGGCGATGCGGTGGTTCAGGCGATGCCGGCGGGGTTCACCTGGGAGCAGTCCTGGGATCCGGACCACAAGGGCCGTGAGGTGCGGGTGGTCGTGCAGATCAGCGTGACCAGTCAGGTCTAAAGGAGCAGCTGTGACCGTGAAGCGTGTCTACATCGGGGACGAGGCCCGCTACTACCCGACCCTCGCCGTCGAAGCGGAACCGGGTGTCGAGGTCGAGTTCGGCCACGGCGACGACGTGCCCGACGACGGCCGCTGGGCGACCGCGGCCGACGCCCGCAAGCAGGAGAAGAAGCCCGAGCCGACCGAGGAGTCAGCATGACGCTCGTCCCGTCCTACCGGTCCGTTCTCGGCATAGCCAAGGAGGTGACGGAAGGCACCGCGGTCGTTCCGACGGCGTTCTTCCGCGCGACCGACTTGAAGCCCGCGGTCAAGCAGGTGTACCTGGATGACACGGGGATGCGCGGGTCGATGGCGAAGACCTACGACCAGGTGCAGGGCCCGTACTCGACCGAGTACGAGATCGACGGTGACCTGCATGTGGATGAGATCGGCTGGCCGCTGGCCGGGCTGCTCGCCGACCTGACGGTGACCGGCGCGGCCGACCCGTATTCGACGACGTTCTCCCTGCTGAACTCGGGGCAGGGTCAGCCGCCGTCGTACACGCTGACCGATTACAACGGGAACAATGCGCGGGCGTTCGCCGGCTGCCGGTTCTCCGACCTGGCCGTCAAGTACACGGCTGCGGGGCTGGTGACTTACACGGCGAAGGCGGTCGGACGGTCGTTCGCTGTCGGCGCGACCCCGACCCCGTCCTTCCCCGCTTACCCGGCGCTGCCGTCGTGGCGGGCCACGGTCAGCCTCGCCGGTTCTACGGCGGCGCTCGTCACCGACGTGGAGGTCGACTTGAAGCGCACCGTGCAGGCCGTCGCCGGCCTCGGCGGGTCGCAGGCCCCTGTCGCCGTGTACGCGGACGCGGACCTGGAATGCACCGGGTCGCTGACCGTCGTCTACGACACCACACAAGGTGAAACCGTCTACAGCAACTACCTGAACGGCACGAAGGTGATTCTCGTCGTGGACCTGACGAACGGCACCCGCGAACTGAAGTTCACCATGTCGCAGACGCAGATCGACGACGCGACCCTCAACCGTGGCTCCGGCAAGTACGCGGAACTGGCCTGCAAGTTCACCGCACAAGCGAACACGACCGACGTCGGCACCTCCGGCGGCTACTCGCCGGTCAAGGCGCTCACCCAGTCCGGTGTGGCAGCGGGGACCTACGCGTGACCCCGCTCACCTTGCCGTCCGGGGCGACCGCGGTCCTACGGGAACCGCGGATGGTCACCGAACGGCTGCGCCGCCCGTTCATGCGGGCGCAACGCCGCCTCGCCTCATCCGACCTGTCGGTCATCTACCTCGCCGCGCAGAACGAAGGCCGGGAACTCACCGAAGCCGAAGGCCTCGAACTCGCCGCGCACCCGGACGCGGACCTGCTCGAGGACCTGGACTACCTGGCGGTGGCGGCGCTGGTCGCCGAATGGTCCTACGACTTCCCGGTGAGCGCGGACACGGTGCTCGACTTGCCGTCCTGCGACCTGGATGCGCTGCGGGCGGCGGTCCGGCCGCTGATCCCGCAGATGTCGCCGAACTTCACCCCGACACCCGATCCTGATTCCCCTACGCCGCCCTCCGCGGGCTCACCGTCGCTCTCCGCGGCGGCCCCGGAGGGACTCCCCCTGACGAGTGGCGTACCTGGCGGCTGCTGAAACTCGGCCTGACCCTCACCGAAATCGACGACACGGCCGCCTACCGGTTGGACTGGCTGCTCGCGATCGACACGGTCGTCGCCGAAGCGCAGAACGCGCAGGACAAGTCGGACGCGACCCCGTTGGAGTGGTGATGGACAGCATCAAAGCCGTCTGGCATGGGCTGCCCGAACTGCAAGCGGAGTTCACCCGGATCGACCGGAGTGTGAACCGGGCCAGCATGTACGCGGTCCGTCAGGCCGGCCGGAAAGTGAAGCAGGTCGCGAAGCGTA